CGTGGGGGGAAGGAAGGTGGTGTGGGACTGACCAATGACGCCGGAAAGGACGCCATCCGGAAGGGACATCAGAAAACGGGTTGCTGACTCACGGGTGCAGAACGCCACCATGGAACAGCGAGTTACCTTGTCCCAACCGGTGTGGAAACCAACAAGACGCTCATGACCACGTCCAACCTTAGAGTTGCGGGTATAGACGGGAAGGGAGCACGACTTCTTGGGAGTGATGTTAGGACAAAGGACAAAGAGCCCGAGATAAGCACCAGAGGGGGCATCATAGTGAATGATGTCCTGAGCGTCACCGAGGGGGTACTCGATAAGAGGAGGTTGGACCTCCTTAACCGGCTTACCCTCAAACATGCGGAGCTCATGGTTACGGTACGCGATAACAAGGTCGGTGAGATGAGAAATCTCAACAGCCGAGATCATGTACTTGACACAGTCAACAAAAGCTGGCAAGCTTTTGGGAACAATCACCCAGGCGCCGTCAATACCAGTCCATTTAATATACTGAACACAAAGTGGATCCTCAGTAAAATCATTGACATTATGACGCTGAACAAGCGGGTAACTCATACCAAGTAAACCACCAATGAGAATAGTGGGGGATTTGTTGAGGAGCTTGCAGGCGTGACCAACGACGAAAGCAGCGTTCATGGATATGCCTGTCATGTGGCACTCAACTTTGATGGTCCCTTGGAAAAAGGCAACGGGCACGACATTCTGAGAAAGTTTGTCGGCCAACCATTGGGTGTTGGTTTCAGGGACAGTTGAGGCATCAGCCTGTTGAATGGGGGCAGGAGTCATGCCTGCCACAGAGGTGGCGGCGACGATGCGGCCAGCCTTGCGAGAGAACTGGGCCCCGCGAGACTGGTCGGACTGCTGACTGAAGCGGTAAGTGGCCCACAACTTATTCACGAGAATGGTGAAAATGTAGGTTACAGCAGCGGTGGCAATAGCGGTGCCGAATGTCTTGAGTGCGACAAGGGCATAGCTTTCTTCGCTAGGGGCAAAAGAGTCTGCCAGGATCCGATGGTAAGCGCGGTGCGAGGTCTCCAAACGAGGGTTAGTGAGAGCCCAATGAGAAAAACCGGCATAACCAACCTCCACTGCCTTAGTGGAGTAGGCATCACAAGGGTCAGAGCCATGCACATAGCAGAAGTTCTCATGCCTACAACATTCATTATAGACGTGGAACTTCTTGCCCTTCATAGCCTCAAGCTGTGGGATGGTCAACTGAGCGAGTGGAACCTTAATGTTCTCAGGGCTCTTCATAGCAGGCATATGGAAGTTGGCCCACATAACCTTGACATCTTGGGGAGTGCCAGAAATGGAAAGGACGGGTGGCGTGCCTGCGAGGAGGTACTGGTGAGGTTGGACGTTCATCCAGTTGACAATGCGCTCATAAAAAAGCTCATTGTTATCAGGAGACCAAGCAGGATTGTGGAAAAACTGCTTGGCCTCAGGACCGGCGATGGTGTTGGAGAAAGTCTGCTCAACAATAAGATCATCGGGGATGTCAGTAAAATCAGTGATAGCACGAGCACGGTCAGAGAGATTATAGCCAGTGGGCTTTGGGAAAGTCTTCTGGTTGGGATCAACGGTGAAGTGCGCGCGGACTGAAGCCTCAACAGCATTGAGATGGTTGGTGCTCGAGAGCTTGCGCTTGTGAACGGCGACAGCTGAGGAAACAAACTGGGTGAAGTTGCAATGAATGCCAAGATGGTTCCGAAAATCAAAGACATCATCAAGAAGAGCCTGAGTGGTAGCATTCATAACAACTGGGATCTTAGTCTCATCCAGATGTGTAGTGCCAGGGATAAGAAACTGACGGTTCTTGACGGTCTGGATCCAAATGCCAACATCAATACGGCGGGCACCAGCAAGCTTATCACGAACCGGAAGGGAATCTGGATTGATCCTGTTGTCCGTCATATAAAGTAACTCAGGGGCGAGCCAATCAATGTTCTTAACAAAAGGTTGATCAAGCATGATGGGATGCGTGGATCCAAGCTCAGTGATGAGACGAAGAATCTGGGCCTCAGCAATAGGGTCAGTAATAAGAAAGGCATCATCGGAATCAATGAAGCGAATCTTGGCTGGAGGCTTGGACTGGAAATTCCTATTGGGATTCCAGGTGAGAGTGGTGGTAGCAATGTCATCACTAATACCAAGGGCGGTGGCGTAGGCGGCCTTGAAAAGGCGGCGAACAATAGACTTGCCAACACCAGACTCACCAAAGACATGGACAATGTCAGTTTGATTACGGGGATCACGATAGTTGGCTGAACCAGCCTGGTTAGAAAGCCAAACCGTGAAAACCTCAGTAAGGGTCTTGTAGTTCTTGACCAACTCATCAGGAGCCTTATTAGCGAGGGCAAGCCCCAAGGCAGTCGAGTTGTCAACAATGAGGAGACTGGCCTCCTCAATGTGATGACGTTGAGGGGACACAGTGGACATGATGACATTCATGCGACCTGTGAGGGTGGCAATACGCTCGATGGCCAAACGGGTCTGTTGGTCGAACCAAGGTTTTCCGGTGACAAAAAGCCAGACAGCATCAATGGCACCCTTAATCATACGAAGAATGAACTCACCGAAATGCTCAAGGTTACGAGCGAGCGTGAAGGCGGCATTCATAGCAACCAAACTAGCGAGGATAGTCTTAGGAGTGAACTCGGGTAGCTGTCCAACAGTGTAGTAATGGAGAGCAGAAAAGAGCCCAGTAACAGACATCCATGAGGCTTCCTCATCCTCAGGGGACTCAATGGGAACCTCAGGCTGTTCAACAGGACGCATCATTCGTTTCTTGAATTGTTGCACGAAGAATGCGATACCGTCAATAACGGCAGTTGTTAGCATGGAGTAGGTGAGAATCATGCGAGGTTGCATGAGGGCCCAAACGATGGGGTCATCAATGAGGGCAAGGACAAGTACGTCAGAAAACATACATATGAAGTCCTTGAAGCCACCAGGAAAAGCAGCGGAAATCATGCTACTCTTAACCTGGGTAATGAAATTGTCAGCCTCAGCCTTGAGCTTAGCGGGCAAGGTCTCAACAGAAGCAGCAAACTTCTCAACCAAGTTGCGAGTGTCATCATCAACACCAACATTAACGTTAGGTTTAGAGCGAAGAAAGTTGGGGATCCAACGATCAGCCCAGGATTCAGTCACTGCAACTTTGACGGGTGATACGGTGGGGGGGACCGTAGCGCCATTGGGAGCGGAAAGGGGCGCGCCCACGGAACTGGGAGGGGCCGCACGGACAGCGCTGAGGTCATTGATGGATGGAGCGTTTTTGGTGAGGAATGGCGGAGCGGAGTCTGGGTTCTCATAAAGAGGGACCTGGTAGACTTTGCCATTGACCATATAAAAACGATCAGAGGCAAACTGGGAAGCCGGAGGCTCATCGCCACCATATTTAGGATAGACGGAAACGAGGTAGAGCTTCTTGAAGTCATCGAGGAAAACATCGATGAACTCCTTGCAGTCTCGCTTATAACGGAGACTAAGCGAGGCCTCATCAAGGCTGATAGCCTTGGACTCGCAATCGAGCCAATAATTCTTGACTGCACGAGCAAGTTTGGATCGACCAATAAATTGATCGAGGTTCTGACGCCAAGCAAGGCGGATCTTACCATGGTCTTCGTCAGGAAGAACGCTCTTAAGCTTATCAAAAATGGTGGGCTGAGGAGCGTTTATGCTGTTATCGGACGAAGGCTGAGAGCTAGGACGCATAGA